TTGACTTGTCTCATGCCAAGTTAGCCACTTGCGACATGGGGGAGCTTACGCCTCTGTCAGTTGTTGAAGCGTTGCCTGGCGATACCTTTATGAATCGTGTCTCCACTCTTATTCGTTTGATGCCTCTCGCTTCTCCGTGCTACCACCGCATGGTAGTTCGTACTCATATGTGGTTTGTTCCGTCCCGTCTTCTTTGGGACGATTGGGAAGACTTTATTACAGGAGGTCAAGATGGAACTGGCGCAGCGTCGGCTTATCCGTACATCGCAGGTCACGCAACTAATGGTTTCGTGCAGGGCGAACTCGCGGACTATTTCGGTATTCCAACGGGCGCGCAAGGTGCCAATATGCAAGTTTCGGCGCTACCTTTCAGGGCGTACAACCTCATATTTAATGAGTTCTATCGTGATCAAGATTTGGTCACGGAGCTTACTGTCCCTACGGCTGGCGGGGCTGATACCACCTCTCCGATCGTGTTACAAAACTGTGGATGGGAAAAAGATTATCTTACTTCTTCGCGCCCTGAGCCTCAAAAGGGCCCTGAAGTTACTTTGCCTCTCGGCCTCGAAGCGGACGTGCTTGGGATTGGCTCTGAGAACGCAACGTTCCCTAATGCTGGCCTGACTGCCCGTGAAACTGGTGCTTCTGCTGCTCGTGCTTATGCGAATTCCAAAACGATTGATTCTTCCGGCGCTAACTCGAATTTCCGTGTCGAACAAGATCCTTCTAATACTGGATTTCCTTATATTCGTGCCGATCTTTCCGAAGCTTCCGCAGCGTCTATTACCGATCTTCGTACTGCGGCTGCCCTTCAACGTTATCAAGAAAGGTTGATGCGCTATGGTTCCCGGTATTCTGAATATCTGCTTTCCATGGGTGTACGTGCTCAAGACATGCGTTTGCAGCGTCCCGAATACATCGGAGGTGGTAAGCAGGTCATTTCTCTTAACGAAGTGCTTCAGACTGCCCCTAATGTCAACGCAACCGACAACGAAGGTGTGGGTAATCTCCTTGGTCAAGGGATCGGAGCCGTTCGCTCGCGTCGTTCCAAGTACACCTGCCACGAACACGGATATGTCATTACGCTTTTGTCAGTCCGTCCTGTCGCTATGTATGCTAACGGTCTTAATCGCATGTGGAGCCGTCGCACTAAAGAGGATTACTGGCAGCCGGAACTTCAATTTATTGGGCAACAGCCTGTTTATGACCGCGAGGCTTATGGTCAATCTGATGCGAATGGCGGTTCTGGTGTTTTTGGTTGGCAGGATCGTTATGATGAATATCGCCGCGCTGATTCGACTATTGCGGCGGATTTTCGGTCTACGCTGAATTATTGGCATATGGCTCGCATCTTCGGTTCTGAACCTGCCTTGAATGCTGACTTTGTAACTTGTGATCCTACTAAGCGAATCTTTGTCGAACAGACTCAGGACTGCTTACAGGTTATTGCCCACCATGATTTCCGCGCGCGCCGTATGCTTGCCTTTGATGGCACACCGCGTCTTTCTTAGGAGTGAAAATGAAAACTCAAGTTAAAGGTAAACCACGCTTTATGCATCGCGTCGACGCCGTCAATATGTCTGACGGCTCTGTCGAACCCAAATTTGTAACTGACGCTGAATATAAAGCTAACCGGACTGCCGTCCGTGAAGGCTATGCCGATGTTGCATATCTTATGGTTGCGCGTGATCTTGAATTTCCTGATAACACGCGCGTAGCTGCTGCTCTGCAATGGGATGATGAACGGACGCTTCAGGAAACTATTCGACGTTGTACGATGCGCGCCGATTTGCGCGCTTTTCAAATGGTCCTCGAGGAAACCCCCGAAGAAGCTGAAGACTTCGGTATTCATGACGATGATCCTATGACGCTTTCTGAAATGGAAGGCGATGAGGAAATGATCGAAAAACGCAATGCCGAACTTGCTCGTATGAAGGAACAAATGGCTGAAGAAGCTCGCAAACATGCCGAGTATATGGAATGGAAAGCTGCTCAAGCTAAAGAGGCTACCGCCTCTCCCGCTCCTCCTCCTACGCAGAATCCCACTGCGTAACTCCTTGTTACTAAGCGGTTTTAAAAGGGCCTTTACGGCCCTTTTTTTTTAGGGTATAAAGCCCGGGCACAGGCGACGACTTGACGAGTACTGTGCTAGGTGACACCAGATGTCACCTAATACTTAAAGGAATCTTTAAATGGCTCGTAGAGGTTCTCGGTCGGGCGAAGTGTGGGATAACAGCGATAATCTTAATCGCGACACTTCTAGCCGTTCTTCTCTCGATAGGCTGCCCCGGCCTGTTTACGATGCCTTAATCTCCAATGTGCGTGCCACGGTGCGCGCACTGGTGCGGACGGACTCTCCGCTTGTCCAACGTCCGCTTGTGCCACAGCGTCGCGTTATGAGCGCCCCTGTGGCTTTTTCTCCCCCTGTCCAACCCTACCGGAAGCCGGTGGTTGGTTTTCGTCCTGATGTTGCTCTCCGTGAGGTTAAACATGCTTCAGACTGTGCTAAATCCCAATCTCGTAAAGAGGTGTTATTTTCTTCTGGCGTTGCTGGCAAACGTGGTAGTGCTCCCGGTCCTTATCGCAAAGTTCCTCGGAATAAGTGCTGATACCGTTTTAGCCATTCTTCCTGTTGCTGCTGGTGCTGCTGCCGCTGCTGGTGCTGGCTCTGCTGCTGCTGCTGGTACTGGTGCTGCTGCCGCTGCCGGGGGTGGTGCTGCTGCCGGTGGTGGTCTTGCCGGTTTTGGTGGCGCTATGGGCGGTATGGGTTCTATGATGGGTGGCCTCGGTGGCCTTCTTGGTGGAATGATGGGCGGCGGAGGTGGTGACATTGACTTTGGTGATCTCCGCCGTCAATACAACTATATGCAAAAGTATGCGCAAAAAATTACGCAATTCTCGGATCGGTGGCGCGTCACGGGTCTCAAAAAAGCGGGTCTGCATCCTGTGCTCGCTGCTGGCGGCGGTATACCGACGTTTCAGCCGCCGCAACCGGGTATAGGTTCTGGTGGTGGTCCTGACTTCGAACGTATGGGCCAAGGTCTACAGCGCATGGCTGGTACTCAAATGACCGATGAAGAAAGGGAGATGCAAAAACTGTCTATGGCCGCCACTCTTGCCGGGATAAATAAGGATAATGCCCAAGCTGATTACTGGCGATCGCAAGCTGCTAAGGCCGTAAGCGATTCTCTTGGTCGTGGGGCCTCGGGTTCTCGTGTTGTTGCGTCTGACGTTGGTCTACGTGCTAAACCTGATCAAGTTAAAGCTGTTCCAAGTACTTCTGTTTCTGCTATGTCTGACGATCCCGGTACTGAAGCCGGCGTCGATCCCACATTCAAAAAGGTTGATACTGGCTTAGGTTTCTCTGTCTATCTTCCTCGTTCTGATCTTGGTGAAGGTCTTGAGGCTACTGGTCCTGTTGGTGAAACTCTGATCGGTCTTCCTCTTGCTCTTGCAAAAAATTATACGGAGGCGGTCAAATATGGAGCAAACAAAACTGTGCTCGGTCGTATCGGACGCGGTATCGGTAATTTCTTCGCTGATATTAAAGAGTACAATCCTGATACTCCTGCTGAGCGTCGCCGTATAGCAAGGTTCCGTCAAAATATGCGGAATCGTTATGGTCGTTAAACCTGTTAGGAGGTCTTTAAAATGGCATTTCGGAAAAGAGGTAGGTCTCGTCGCGGTGGTGCTCGCCGTTCTTTTCGGCGTTCTGTCTTTCGCGCCGTCAAACGTGCTCGTGCGAGTCGGGGACTTCGAATTGGTAATCGTTGGTAGGTGTTCTGATGTTGTGCGCTGATCCTTTCAGTCGTGGCAACGTGGATTTCCCTTGCGGTCAATGCAATCCTTGCCGCATAAATCGCCGGAGGTTGTGGGCGCTTCGCATTTACTTGGAATCTCTCACAACTAAACCGGCTCTCTTTTGTACTCTTACTTATCGGGAACCCGGTCCTTCTCAGTTGGTTCCTTCCGATGTTCGCAACTTTATGAAACGTTTAAGGAGGCATGTTGAAACGCCAATCCGTTACTTTGCGTGTGGCGAGTATGGTGAAAATACTTTCCGTCCTCATTACCATATCGCGCTATTTGGTCTTACTGATCCTTCGCTCGTCGGGCGGTGTTGGTCTCACGGGTTCGTTGACGTTCAAGAAATGTCGTTCGAACGCGCTATGTATCTCTCGGGATATGTCGTTAAAAAACTTACGTCACGTTCGGCAATTGACGCTGTTCCCGCCCTCAAAGGAAAACAGCCGGAGTTCTCTCGTATGTCGCTTAAGCCGGGTATTGGCGCGCTTGCGATGGAAAAATTATTAACCGCTTCTTATCAGGAAATGAAATCAAATGGAGATGTTGTCTCATGTCTTACGATCCGCGGGGAGTCTTTACCTCTTGGCCGTTATTTGCGTTCTGTTCTACGCGATCTTTGCCAATTGCCTGAAGATCACTCTAAGGCGGTTGCTTATGCTGATTCGTTCGCGTTTGCAACCATTCACCCCACTTATAAAGAGTGGGATTCTCAAAGGGCCGCAAGATCAGCCCGTGTTGGTTATGCCGCTGAGAAAGAGCGGTTCTTCAAGCATGTACCTAAACCGTCGAAAGGGACGTTATGAAAATTAAATCGAAACGTGCTGTGTTTGACTTGTCTCATGCCAAGTTAGCCACTTGCGACATGGGGGAGCTTACGCCTCTGTCAGTTGTTGAAGCGTTGCCTGGCGATACCTTTATGAATCGTGTCTCCACTCTTATTCGTTTGAT